AACAAACACGACCCGGTTATGGCCTGTTCATCCTGTTTACGAATCGTTGAGAAATTACCACGATCCATTATTACCAACTCACTAAATTGTTGGGGTTGTGCAAATGAAAAATTGCCATCCTCGTATGCAATTTCGAGTACAACGGGGGTTGCGGTTCCATCCAACAACTCGATTTTACCATCTCGTTTGGTTTTGGGTACGGTTGAGTATGCCATTTTATTACCTGTGTTTGGGGTTTATGGTGTTAATGTGTGCAACGCGGTAAATTGCAATTGCATTATGATGTATTCCTGTGAATCAACAACGGAGCGTTGTGTACCATTATAACGTATTGTAAACGCGTTGTTTATGGCATACGTACCCAATACGGCATTTATTACCGTTTGTTCCACATCCAATGCGTTATCGTAATCCGTTGGGTAAACATCCAATGGCCGCAAACGGTGTGCAAACGTAACCACCACATTTGTTTGGGCATATACACCCACAACACGCCGTTGCCTTTCGGTGGTGGCCGTGGTGGAATCAACGCCCACAACATACGAGAGATGGGCCACCGTGTTTTGTTGGCGGCCAAAATACGTTGGGGCCATTCTGGCCAATGTAAAACCATCCAACGTACCAATGTTATTGGCAATCTCGGATCGCAATTGTGCAAATGAAACGCCCATTATCTACGCCGCCCACGGAAATTGCCCAACCGGCCCGGATTAGATAGGTAAATAACCGGTTGTTTTGCAACCCGTTGATCGGGGTTATCGCTCGCACCGGTATGGTTGTGGTCGTAAATGAAATTGATCTGTTTCCACTCGGTTTTGTATTGGGTGTAATGTTCATTGGCCAAATCTAGGTAACGGCCATTGGATTGGCCCAAACTACTGTGGAAATCTCGAAATATATAATACAACGTCAAATTTTGGTGGGCCGATCGGAACGCCTCCGGGCTCATTACTAGGTATTCCAATCCCCCGCCCTCGTTTCGCATCCGTTGCACCATTGTATACCATGCCTCGTCAATATATTGTTGGTACGATGCCATACTGGATGGCCGCAAATCGGATAATTGGGAATATGTGGCCGTTAAATCGGCATCGGATACCACGGGATACAACCGGCGCAATACAACGGCACACATACGGCGAAATGTATACACACGGCCAACGATCGTTATATTCCATTCCTGGATGTATCCCTCACCCAATTGTTTGCCATCTAACAAACCACTGGCATGTGTGTATTGGGGGATGTTGCCGGGAAATGTACCCAATGCGTTATCAATTAATTTGTTTTGGGCCGCATCCATTAACGTGTAACGTACCTCGGTTGGCACCACCAACGCACCATTGCGGTAAATGGGCAATTCACTGGTCTGTGTTTTGCCACGCTCCAATAATTCGGGCACCTTTATTTGTGGGGCGTATGGGGTATCGCTCATTACATCACCTGTTTGTAAATCTCAACGCCATGTTGTTGGTAATCCGTAACAAATTGTTGCATTTGGGATAATGTACAATTCATGGCATCGATTTTGGCCTTAATCTCGGGAATATGTTGGGATCTGTATAGCCGTTCGGGTCGTTTGGCATATTCGCGTATGGCCAATTGCCAAAATTGAGGCTCAATGTGACCCAATTCATTGTTTACCAACAAACCAACGCACCAACGGTTGTACGCATCCCGATCAAATGTTTTTATAACACGGTTTGCCAATACTCGGATATCCGTAAAACGATCCGCAAAATACTGGCCACCACGTGCGGGGTATGCCCGTATGTAATCGTGGCGTTTGGGGTCTAGGTAGATCCAACCCTCACGTTGCATTTGGCCAATACGGTTGGATACATCGCCAACCTCACCACGGATTTGGCGCACGGCATTTACACCGGGGCGTATCTGTTCAAACTCGATGTTGGGCACAAACAAACCAACGGTGCGGGTGATCTCGGTGTCCTTTGATTTGCCTTTACCCTCGATCGTTTCTGTAATCTCAAATGTTTGCCAAACCCAATTGGCCGGCCACCATTTGGCAAACATGGGGTGGTTTGCTCTGGTTGGTAATACCATTTGTGCATTATGCACATTTTGTGGGGCCCACGGTTGGGCGGTTGGTGTGTAATTCATTGTTTTACCTCGGTTTTAATTTGTATTGTAAATGGATGGGTGCAACGCACCCACCCAACAACAACATAACAATAAATCTTTTAGTTATCGACAGACAACAATTTGACCCCGCGATCTGAATCGATAACACCCATGCCCAAATAACAATGGCCAACAATAGATGTTAACGCGCGTGTGGCATCGCGATCCATTTCGATCAATACCTCGCCCATGTCCATAGATTCGGCGGCTCCAACCAATGCGGCGGGTTTACCGGTTGCAAATCCAATGGCACCGGGTGCCCACAATGCACCAACATGTTGCCCGGCACTTTGGCCAACGTGTGAAGATGTATAGATATCAACACCGAGATACGATCCTTTATATCCGGGCCCTTTTGCACTCATTGCATCAAATGATGCCGGTGCAAATGCCAACGCGTTGTTTTGCTCGCCACGGATATCGTTTTGGAGATCTTGCCATTGCTCTGGATGCAACAACGCAACGTATGGGCCGGGTGCACCTTTACCGGCGGCGGCCAATTCCAATGTTTGGAACGCTTGGATAAAATCCTCAACGGTTAATGAACCGGCTTGTGATACCGAGGCGGTAAACCCTGCAACGGCGGCGGCGGTCAATTCAGCAAACAACAATTCGTATGATTTACTGATTGATTCGGCAATACGAAATGGATCGATATCCGCGCCCATGCCGGTCATGTTTGCAAGATCGGTAATTTTGTACATAAGAGCTTGGCGTTTAACAACGATATCGGCGTGGCCATCAGTTAAAGATGTATCGGATACCGCGCCATCCTCGGTTGCGCCTGTGAACTCGCTAAAAGAATCATACCCATCTAATCCGGCTTTACGTACTCGGATAGTATCGGATCCCATGCCGTTAATAGAACCAACAAAATCCAAAAATGGTGTGTTGCGCAAATTGCGGGCATCGGTCAATAAAAGTTTAATTTCTTGGCTGATCATTTGTTGTAAACGTAAATCGCCAACCAATGAATTGTTTGTAATGTTTGCCATGGTTAACCCCAATGGTGTGTGTGTTTAAATGGTGTGTGTGGTGTCAAATGGGTTTAACAGCGTTTACCGGGTGCGACCCTACCCACATGTATTGTACAACGCATTTACGGCGTTGGCAACCCCTAAAAAAAACCCCCATAGAAATGGGGGAAAACACCGAGGCAAATGTTTTTTTGAGGAGAATCAAACGAGATTACATAGATACAACGATCTCGGCACCTGTAACGTTAACAACGCTCTTTACCTTAACGTTGTTTGCATCAACAAGTTGTACATCAAGTTGTACTAAATTGCCGCTTGCATCGTATGCGGATACATGTACAATTTTCTCGCCCAATTGGTGGTTAAGTGTTGCCCATGTATTGGCCGTTAGATTTTGAGGCGCAAACGTTGATCGGAAATCAGACAACGCCACCAACATATCACCGGTTGCGGAATCAAACGACAACATATTACCGGTTGCGGGGTCGGCTTGTACTGCATTTCGTACGCGGCTATCGGTATAATACAGGTTGCTACCCTCGGCCACATCGCCCGTATCACCCGTAAACGAGATAACCCCGGCATTGTAACCAATTCCCGTACCACCTGATAAATGCGCATCGACCAACGAATCGGCATAAAACTTGTTGGTGGCTCCCGCCAATTGTGCGATGTCGTCCGTATTGGCATCGATCGAAAACTGACCGCCGCCATCCCATGCCAAACCTTGGCCGGCACTCAATTGGGAAAATACACCACTCAATGGTACCGACAAAACGCCGTTGGCATCTTTTGATAACAATTGGATATCTGGCCCTGTCAGTGAGGCAACGCTAAACGCGGCGCGGGCGCGGCTATCGAGATAATACAAGTTTGTACCCTCGACCACATCATCCGTATCTAATGCCAACGAGATCACCCCGGTGCCACTATTGTATGCAATACCATTACCCGATACCGAAATGGCCCCGCGGGCGCGGCTATCGAGATAATACAAATTGCTTGCACCCTCGTTAATGCCGTCTGTATCGGTGTCTAATGAAAATGTACCGTTTGCACCATCGTATGCAAGGCCCGATCCGGCGGCGAAAAATCCGCGAATCTCACCTTGATCGGCGGTAAACTCACCGGTGGATGCGTTAAAATCGATACCGGCGGATGCACTCAACGACCCGCGGATCTCGGCATCTGTTACATCGGCGCCCTCAATCTCGGCAAAATCGGTTGCATCGCCCGCGGTACCGCCATTGTGGATATATGTTTGTGCACGACCCGATACGGCGGTCAATACAATGATATCGCCCTCTTGCTTTTCATCGCCAACGGTGTAATTAGATGAAATCCAACCGGCCAATGATGTTGCAACGGTATCAACCGATACATCGGTAATCGTGAGCGGCTTTAATTTAAGTTGTTTTTCACCGTTAACCGTTACCAATTCGGCATAGTTTGCACTATCGGTGGCAATTCCAACAACGGCGTTTGCTTCCAAATATTGTTTTGTTACGGCGTGGTTATCGGCACTGATCGCACCCTCGATTGATACCTGGCCTTTAAATACATTTTGTGGGCTAAAAAATTCCATGGTTCTGGATCCTTTGTGGTTTGTTAATGTTTGGTGTGCACGTTTGGCACACGTCTATATTAACTGTAATAAACCGTGCCCGTAACTGAATTAAGGAAACTTATAACCATACGGTTGTGGCTCACGTGTTGTACATCACCCATTACAATGTAATCGTTAATGATTACGTATACATGGGGCCGGTATCCCAAATTGTGATCAATTACAACGGTTTGGGCGTTGGTGAATTCATGCACAAATGGTGCGTTGGTATTAAAATTTGCGGTGGCCATGGTTATTCATCCTCAAACGATACAATAATGGTGCCGGTGGTGGAATCCATGGCAACGTATACCGATTCGGGCCGATCTTTACCACGCCCGATCTTTTGCTCAACGTATCCATAATTCATTACAAACAAATTATTGTTGGATGGGGTGCCATTGTCTGTGCCCTCGTATGCAAACTTTGCAATGCCGGTGCGGGTGGCAATTGTCATTTTGCGAGCTCGTTTGGGTATTACAATTTGGGTGTTGTTTGTTGTTGCGTTAATTGCCCGTATGTACGGGAATACATTAACGGTGGATAAATCAACCATTGGTTTGCCTCGGTTTTGGGTTTATTTTACTGGTTACAACTCAACTATGTTTTTATGTGTGGCCTATCGATTAAACCACGCCTTGCGTACGGCATCCCGATTGGCGCGATAAAACTCAATATCATGTGCCGCATGTTTTAAAATGTCGCCGGCCTGTGTGGGTGCGGGTTGGGCTCCCATATTCGTTTTGGGTGGCAACAACGCCGGGGCCACATCCTCAACCATGGCACCATTATTGGCAACATCGGCATTGGGTGTGGCGGTGGTGTCCACTTGTGGTGTTGAGGGCTCAACTTGTGGGGTGGTTTGCAAATGGGGCCGTAAAATAACCGGTGCGGTACTCGGATCGGATTTAATCCCCGCCAACCAATCGGCCAATGGTGTTGGCGTTTCGTTGCCTTGCATGGCTTTATTGTAGGCCCATTCCACGGCCTCGCGAATCTCTGGATCGGTAAATCCGTTTTGGGCCATGGCATTGTGGCGATCGTAACGTGTGTTGGCATCCGTTAATTGGCCCTGTAATTCGTCAATTTTGGCCTGTAACGTATCCAACGACCCCAAACGGCCCGTTGTGTTATCCAATTCGGTTTGCAACGCCTGTGCCGTTTCCTCGGCTTGTACGGCTCGCGCACTTAATTTGGAAATGCGATCTTTAAAAGCCGCCTCCAAATCAGATTTTGCCACGTATTCCACGCCCTCAATTTCTTTTATCCGCATCTCGTATTACCTCGTTTATGGTTTGCATGGCACGGGTGGGGTTATCCCAATCCATGCCCGTTATTATTTTAATGTATTTATTCAGTGTTGCCAATGGGAACCAACGATCCCATAAATTGTGGTGTTCCATATCCGTTGGCATCGTATCCGCATATTGGCACATACGGTGGGATACTCGGATCGAATCGGCAAAACATTGGCCATTGGAATCGGCCAACCACTCAACGGTGGGTACCCGATCGGGCGTTTCATCGGTGTAAAATGCCCACCCGCAATGTGTACAAACAATTTGATCCATGTTAGACCCCGTATTCCGCACGCTCACGGCGTATTTGCGTTAGGTATTCGCGGGCCTCTTTTGCATCCATATCATCATACATCATCATTACCGCCGTAACCGGTGAAATTAAACCACCTTGTAATTTGGCTAGAATATCCTCACGTTGTGCGCGCATTTCCTCGGGGCTTAATGGCATACTGTGATACGATACCCGGTATCCATCCTCTGGTAAATTGGTGCCCAAATAACGGTTTGCCAACATGGCCGTTTTGGCCAATAATACCTCATCACAACCCCGCATTACACTGGCATACTTTTTTTGTGCCTCACGTTGGCCCGATCTCGATACGGCCAATGCAAAACCCGATCGGGGGTCGCCTGATTGGCGGGAAATATCGGCGGGGGATATGCCGGCGGCCAATGCGACCCGCATTTCGTATTTGGATATCGATTCTAACAACGCATGGGGATCGGTTGGGTTGGTAAAACTACCCACCAACGGTTGGCCCTGTGCATCTGGATCCTGTGTAAATACCAATATCGAACTCGGATCCGTGGCAATACTGGATCGGCGTGCAATTTGATCGGCATCCATTTGGGATAATCCCGCAACACTCAAACCGGCCACATACTTTTGGGCCCATGCGCAATCACGTACACAATGCACCCACATGGAATACAATACGGCACTGGTTAGGGAACCATAAACCATTTGCGATCCGTTGTACGCATCCCATAAAAACCCCGTTTTCTCCGCATGGTACAAAACCACGGGTAAAAAGGGGCGGCCTTGTTTATCCCGGTATGGGTAATCCATGCCACGGTGGGTTGGGTGGCCCATGTACAATTCGGATACATCCGCGCCCAATGTGCCATCGGGGTTTACCTCAAACATACCAAACATGGGGTTGTCTAAATCTCGAATATCCAAAACATCGGCGATCCAATTGTATTTGCCCGTGTGGGGATGTTTACGGATCCGCATTTCTCGGTAATAGGTTGGCACATCCGGCATATCTGGATCTGATTCACAATAAACAAAATCCGGCGTTACCAATCGGTATTGGATGCCGGGGTAATCTGTTTGTACATCCGTATGCGGGTTTACATCAATACGGATAAACGATTCACGCAAACCGATTACCATTTGTTGGGCACGTTGCATTAACGGCCACAAACCGGCCTTTGTTACAAATCCCTCGCGAGATGTCAACGCCTCAATATTGCCATTCATATTGGTAACGGTTGGCGTTTCATGGTACAACACGGCCAATTGGCGGGTTACCTGTTCAAATGGATTAGAGGATAGATCGGCGGGGCCCCATGATTCGCGGCGATCGGCGGGCAAATGTCTGGATAATTCATCTTCTAGATCCTCGGCCCATGCACCAATAATTAAACGGCGGCGCAATGCGGTGTGTTGCCACCGGTTTTGGTCTTCCGGTGTGGGTGCAAATGGTATCATTGGCATAGGTTGCATTAGTAAAACCTCAATGGTTGGGATGGTGTTTTGTATTTAACATCGATAATGGGCACCACGCAATACCGCAACGCATCGATGTTATGCCCATCGGGATCGCGGGATCGTTGGCTTTGTGTGCGTTTCATTGTCCAACGTTGTAGGCTCATTATAGTACGTTTACACCGTGGGTGGATGAAAAAGTTTTTACGGGCTTGTACCGAGTGAATCAACGCCGCACCATGGTACACACTGTAACGTGGTTTGTACACTGTACGAATACGCCACGGCAAACCATGTGGCGGGTATTGGAGTACTTTTTCCAAACCGCGGGCCAACAATGAATTACTCATTTTACCCGCACCGTTAGATCCATGGTGGATGTTGTCACCTGTCCAACGGCAAACACCCGGATCGATCTGGTTACGTTGGCACATCTCCAAAATGGCACGGGCGTGGGCCTCCGGTGGTGCGCTCCCGCTATTGTATTCATCGAGTACATAGATAATTGGCCGATCTGGTTGGGCCATATCGATGGCCGCCAATATGGCAACCTGTGCATTGGGTTGGCTCCCGTGGTCGATGCCGATCCCAAACTCGTATTGCCCACCCGGTGGTGCGGGGTGGCTCGATATCATCGATTCATCAAATTGATCAAATACACGGCCCTCGGGTACACCCACGGCCCAATCACCCGATAAACGCGCGGCGCGGTCTATTGGCAAATAGGTTTGGGCCACCCGATCGATCATGTCTTGGGATACGATCGGTGCGCAATGCATGGGCGTTGTGGCCTCAACGGTTAACGGGGCTTGGTGGCATGATACTGTACCATCCTCAACCAATTTTTTTAAATAGGATACATCCTGACCCACCGGGGTCATGGTTATGCCAATGGTGCCCGTTTTACCACCGGCACCACCCCGCAAAACACGGGCGGCCAACTCGCCCCAAACATCCTGACCCACGGGTTCATCGATGGCCACGTACGAAATTGTTGAACTGGCCAATCCCAAACCCTGGTTTGCCGTTTTAACCATAATCAACGACCCGTTACGGAATCTAATAACCGGATGGATGCCTCTAAAACCACGCCCCGGTACAAATTCGCAATCGGGGTGCAATTCATGTTTTGGGCACATGTTAAATAATTTTTCTTGAATCGTTATTGATTGTTGGTGGCTATGGGTAATTAGAAACGCCTGTATCGGTGGCGGGTCGGTTTGGATATACGGATGTGTACCCAAACAACGGTGGATTAACTCGGCACACGCGGCCATGGTTTTGCCAACCTGGTTGCCACCCAACAACAATTTGATTTTGGATTTATCCCGCATCCATGCATGTTGTGGTGGTGTGGGCCGGAAATAGGCCAACGGGTTTGTGGTTGTTCTATTTTTGATCGCCCGTATATTTCGAGTAATTGATCGTATTGTCATACGGTACCCCCAAATGTAGCGATGCCTCCCGCAACACCACCGGCATTGGGTCGCCCCGCAATTCGGCGATGGCCAAACACGTGTACAAAAAGTTTTTTGTACGCGGCTCGACACCGGATCGCCACTTTATTACCATGGTTGGGTTGGCGTGTATTTGATCGGCCAACCATGTTATGGTTTTGCCGTGGGCCGTTAGGTTGCGCCGTACCCACTCGCCAAAATTGGCCATTTTGTTGTTTCGCATCGTTTACCCCGTGGCAATCGCATGGATCGCATTGGCAACATTCGCACATCATTTGCGCCGTGTTACAAAATCTATACATTTATCATAATCCAATGTGGTTTTATCTGTGCAAACCGTAAACACCGCAACACTATTGGCAACGTTGGCGATCTGTTCGCACTCGGATTGGGCCGCACCGCCACCATTGTGTTGCAATCGACAAAACATCTCACGGCACAACAACGCACCATGGGTGGCCATGTAATCGGCTCCACATGCAACGGTTAACAAATCGGGTGCCGTTAGATTGGTTTGTATTTTGGTTTGGCCCTCGATGGCCGATCGTAAATCGGCAATTTCGGCACCCAATTGGGCCGTTGTGTTATCCTCTGGTTGTTGGCTAGATACCCACAACGCAATGCCACCGGTGGCCAATCCACCACCCAATGCACCCAACAATAATGCCATTGTAATTGTCATTTTATCACCTCGATATCGTTTTCAATCTCGTTACCCCATGTGTGCCACCCATCAGTTTTTACACGTGCAAACAATTCTAATTTCTTTTGTGTTGGGAACATCTCAACAATGCGTTTACGAATCTCGTTTGGTTTGGCACTATGGCGGCCCCGCTTTTGTTGTACATATTGGCGTACATTGCGTTGGCCACGTGGGGTGGGTATTTTACCACGTTTACCCAATATTACCAATTCGCATTGGCTCATTGTGTAATATCCCGGATTTACTCGCATTTTATCCCAAACGAATGCCACGGTTACATATTTAAAACCCCATGCGGGCATTAGATCAATGGCTTGATCTAGATGTGGGCTCGATGTCCACATAAACAATAATGCGTTATCATTGCATAAATCCGCAATTGGTAATTGTTTTAAATCTTTTAAAATCATTGTTGGGTAATGCGCAATGGCACCACCGGTTGTTGGGCCTGATGCGCCGGCGTGTTGCTTTTGGCCTTTGTAATCCCACGGTGGATCGGCATATATGATATCGTATTTCATATTTTTGTACCCTTGATCGGTATCACGTTGGCCAATTCCTGTACATTGCGCTCCAACCGTTGGCGCAATACCGGTGGCAACGTAATAATGGCGTTTGTAATCTCATTGATCAATTGTTCATCGGTTAGGCCATCCATATCATCACCCATTTGTTGCTCGGCCTCGATTTGGCGTATTTGGGCAACCACCTGTAACAATTGGCGTTGCAACGCCGCGTACGCTTGCCACGATTCGGCGGCCTGTGCACGGTTAACGGCATCATTGAGATCAACGGCCTGTTTGCGCAATAACTCGTATGTGTCGGTTGGTAAATCCACTTTTTCGGTTTGCTCTGTTTCGATCCGGCCATCCCGTACAAAACCGTGGCGGCGTTCCAATACCCATGCCGCCGCTTTCCAATCCTTTACGGCGTGGTCTTGTATCAACGCCAACATGCGATCGCCGTTTTCTGATTCGGCACACAACACCGATTGGCGAAAATCCACAAATTTGCCATGGGGTGCGGTTTGCCCTTTTTTCATCCACATATAAAATGTTGATTCATTTATCCCGGCAATGGCACACGCCATTTTATACGAGGATCCACGGCGTACGGCCTCCACAATTTTTGGCGCGCATTTGTCAAACTTGCCAATTTTGGTTTTGTGGGTTTTGGCCTTGCTTTTGGCCCGTGGTTTGGGTTTTGGGGGTTGTTTTGCCATTTTTAGTGCCTCTATAAATTGGTTTTTTTGAGAAAAATTAACCCATATCAAAAAAATGTCGCGGTGGGTAG